CAGCTTCTAGTAGTGCAACAACAGATAGTATACAAAACGTATCTCAAACAAATACTAACACTGTAACAACTATAAACATAGGTAGTGGACAGAATAATGTTGAGTACACCTTTTTTTGTCAAATGACAGATAACACTGGTAGTACAGCAGAGCGTAGTGTAAAACTTAAATTAAAGGAACGGTAAATGGCATACGATTATCTTGGTCTTGTTAATGATGTAAATCGTAGGTTAAATGAAGTAGAGTTAACTGCTACTAATTTTAGTACATCTGCAGGTGAGTATGGTATGATTAAAGAATCTATTAACTCATCAATACGTTATATAAACCAACACGAATATGAATGGCCTTTTAATCACGTAACAGAAGAAGAAACATTAACTTCAGGTATTATGAGATATAGTTTTCCTGCTGATGCAAAAACACTAGACTTTGATACATTTAGAATTAAAAGAAATGCTACATTAGGAAATCAAACTAAACTATTAAAGATACTTACCTATGAAGAATATCTATCACGTTATGTAGATTATGAATATAATACTTCAAGTTCCGCTAGTACAGGATTACCTGATTTTGTTTTTCGTGCTCCAAATAGAGAATTTGGTTTAGTAAAAATACCAGACAAAGCATACGAGCTTGTATATGAGTACTACAGATTACCAGTAGACTTACTTAATGCTACAGACGTACCAAGCATCCCATCACAGTTTAGATATATTATTATAGATGGGGCTATGTACTATGCATATTTATTTAGGGGAGAAACTCAAGAAGCACAAGTAATGCAAAATAAATATATGGATGAAATAAAAAGTATGCGTAGTTTGTATGTCAATAGATATGATTATGCACGTTCTACTGTACTCCCACAGAATACATCATCTGTTAGTTCTATTAGAGTAATTTAATATATGCCATCAACTCGTCAGACATACCCGATTGAGTTTCGGGGTGGGCTAGTAACAAACGTAAGTCCACTACAGCAGGGTATTAATATGCCCGGATCTGCAAGGATACTTAAAAACTTTGAGCCATCTGTTGAAGGTGGATACCGTAGGATAGAAGGTTACATTAAGTATGATGATGCCTTAATACCACCCTATGGCTCTCCTGTTGTAACTGGTGCTAGTCAAACTGGTACAAGCCTTAACATAGCTAACATAAGAGTAACTCCAGTTGCAGGTGATACGGTTAAACTTACACATGCTACAGCCGTTGTAAATGGTGCTACTAGTAATACTACTGCACTTGTATTAGATGGTAACTCTGGAACTCTTGTCGCAGGTATGACAGTTACAGGCACTGGTATATCTGGAACAGTAACAATAGCTTCAGTAACAGACCAAAATAATATTGTACTATCTGATGCACAAACATTAGCCAATGATGTTACACTAACATTTACTAAGGTATACACAATAGCAGGTAGTGGTGTTAGTTTTGATGATACAAATAATACTGCTACTTTAACTTTTACTACTAGCTTACTTACATCACCATCTAATGGAGACTCCGTAGAGTTTGTTTCTACAGTTACAGATTATTTAACATTAGGTTGTGGTTTATATAGAGACAGTGTTATTGTTGCTAAGAATGATGACCTGTATAAAACTACAGGAGCAGGTTACACTCTTTTAAATGTACCTTCTTATGGAACTGTTTTAGTAAATGGTGCATCACAGAGTGGTACAAGTCTTGTTGTAGATGGTCTAACAGGTACGCCTCAAGCAGGTGATGTTTTTAAGATAGCTGCTGACGGACCTACAGCAAAAGTAAATGGAGCTACATCAAGCACCACAACACTTGTAGTAGATACTAATGTCGGTACTATTGCTGCAGGTATGACAGTTACAGGAACTGGAATTGCAGATGGAACAACTGTAGCAAGTTTATCTGACCAACAAAACTTAGTAATATCATCTGCTCAATCAATAGGCAATAATGTAGACTTAACATTTAGTAGTGTAACTGACAAGATATATACTGTTACTTCTAACGCAAGTGTAAGCTCTGGTGGTGCTACACTAGCAATAGCTCCTGCTTTAGCAAGTGCACCTGCAGACAATGCTGTTATAACATTTTTAAGTACATCAAGAGAGACAGCTAATAAAACTAGATTTGCTACATACAATTTTGATGGAACAGAAAAGATAGCTATTGTAGATGGTTCAAATGTACCTGCTACATATACTGAAACAAATATATTTACAAATCTTATTGATGCACCTACAGATGTAACAGCAGCTAGTTTTGTTGCAAACTTTAAGAACCAATTGTTTTTTGCTAAAGATAATGTAATAACATTTACAGCACCATATACTGATAATGACTTTACAGCAGCAAATGGTTCTGGTACAATATCTGTAGGAGCAGATGTAACAGGATTAATTGTATTTAGACAACAGTTAATTATATTTACTGAATCTTCTATATTTCAACTTGTAGGAAACACAGTAGCAGATTTTAACTTACAACCTATTACATTAGATATAGGATGTTTAGATACAGGTACTATACAAGAGGTAGGTGGAGATGTAATGTTTCTAGCTCCTGATGGTTTAAGATTACTTAGTGGTACAGAAAGAATAGGAGACTTTGGTTTAGGAGTTGTTTCTAAAAACATACAAAAGGAACTTACAGATTTAGTTGCTACTAATAGTTCTTTTGCTAGTGTTGTTGTTAGAAATAAATCACAGTATAGAATATTTGGATACAACCCTAATACATCAGAAGAAAATTCAAAGGGTATACTTGGAACACAAACGGCTGCACAAGGTGGTGAAGGAATGTCTTGGTCAGCCTTGCAAGGAATACAAGCATACGTAGCAGATAGTAAATACAATGAGAGTACAGAAACAATTGTATTTTCTAATGATGATGGCTACTTATACAAAATGGAAAGTGGTAATAGTTTTAATGGATCTAACATAGAGACTACTTTTGCTACACCATATATGCCAATTAGTGACCCACGAGTACGTAAGACATTTTATAAGATGTTTTTATATACAGACCCACAAGGTAGTGTGTCATTTGATGCAAGTCTTAAATTAGACTTTGACCAGAACAATAGTGTACAGCCACCTGCAATTTCTTTAAACAATACAACAGGTACTGTATCTATTTTTGGAAGTTCAACATTTGGTACAGCTACATTTGGAAGTAAGTTAAAAACACTTTTTGAATCACAATTAGTAGGATCGGGTTTTGTCGTATCTCTACAGTATACAACAGATAGCACAGACCCACCATTTTCACTAGATGCTATCACATTAGAGTATGGAACAAACACAAGAAGGTAAAAAATTATGGGAACAGGTTACACTAGAAATGACTCATCTAATAACATTGCCGATGGTAACGTTATTAATGCTTCAGACCTAGACGGTGAGTTTGATGCAGTAGTATCTGCGTTTCATGCGTCTAGTGGTCACACACATGACGGAACATCTGCAGAGGGTGCACCGATTGAAAAAGTTGGTCCTTCTCAGGATGTAGTAATAACTGCATCAGCCATGCGTCCTAAGACAGATAATACTGTAGACTTGGGTACAGCATCACTAATGTATAAGAATGCATTCTTTGATGGCTCAATCACAACTCATGGAATAACAGTCTTTGATGACGAAGGTACAGATGCTACCATTAGACTAGACGGTAACTTTCCTACTGGTGCTAGAAACATAGCATTTGGTTTAACTGCATTAGATAGCTTAGATGGTTCAAGCCCCGGTGGAGATAACATTGCTTTAGGTAATGCTGCACTAACTGCACTTACAACTGGTGATTATAATATTGCCATAGGTTCATCTGCAGGTACTGCTCTGACTACTGGTGGTAGTAACGTGGCAATTGGTCACGAAGCTTTATTAACAGAAGACGGTCATGGTAACAATATTGCTATAGGCTATCGTTCATTAAAAACACAAAATGCAGGTGCTGATGCATACAATATTGCAATAGGTTGGCAAGCAGGACTACTAATCTCAACTGGTACAACTAATGTTATTGTAGGTGGACTAGCAGGAGATGCAATCTCAACAGGTTCTGCAAATACGGCTATAGGACACAACGCTTTAAGCACAACTACTACAGCAGATAATAACACAGCCGTAGGAAGGAAAGCATTATTTGCTAACACCACAGGCGCAGATAACACTGCTGTTGGTAAAGATTCCTTGCTTACTAACACAACTGGTGGAAATAATGTTGCAGTTGGTAAGGATGCTTTGGGTGCTAACACAACTGGCGCACAAAATACGGCTGTGGGTAGACTTGCACTTGATGCAAATACTACTGCAAATGAAAACACAGCCGTAGGTAACTCTGCACTTGGGGCAAACACGACAGGTGCTTCTAACACTTCTGTGGGTAGTGGTTCCATGACTACTAACACAACAGGTGCTACCAATGTTGCGATTGGTGACTCTGCTCTATACTCCAACACCACCGCA